CATTAATTCCAACAGGAATCATATTAGATATCCCAAAAGGATTTTCTGTTCGTCTTCATGCCCGAAGTGGTCTTGCTTTGAAAGAAGGAATAATTCTCTCAAATGCAGAAGGTGTAATAGATTCTGATTACACTCAAGAAGTAATGATTATGATATCTGCAATGGGATCTCCTGCTGTAATCACTTCTGGTTCTAGGATTTGTCAAGGCGAACTTGTGCAAAATCAACCAACAACTATTGAACATATAATGTATCCTCCCATGAAAAAAACACAAAGAGTCGGGGGATTCGGAAGCACAGGAGTCTAATATGGTGTGTTCGGAAATTGTACAGTTCTTTGCAGACAATTGCGATGCAACAGGATTGCCTTGCGTATCCACAGAAAAATGGAAACAATTAATTGCAACATATTCAAAAGACGAAATTCGTGATGCTCTTGCAGAGTATATTCATACAAATAATATTCCGTTTCCACTTATTCCTATCACAGAAAATGAAATGGGAGAGTCATTTAGAAAGTTTTCTGCTCGTTCGCATATGAATCAATACAAGCATTTTCCTGTTGTAAAAGAAAGATATGATTACAAGTACAAGTATTCCGATTCTCCTCTCGGAGTAATTGACAAGTCTCATGTATTTAATGAGATTAGTAATTTCTTTCAACAAGAAAATAGAATGAAGTGTGGATCAAACTCTAGTCCAGCTCCACTAGAGATATGGAACGATCAAGAAAAATTATCCAAGATGAATTGGATTTTTTGGAGAGAAGGAGTTATGGAAAACTCTGATCTTGATGGAGGTGCTTTTAGAGCTGCATTTCGTTTAGGAACATACACAGCAACACAATTTAAACCATCAGTAGCAAAAGCACTTTATGAAAAGCACAAAGCACGAAATGTATTAGATACTTCCTGTGGATGGGGAGATAGACTCGCAGGATTCTATGGAACTCCGTGTACGACATTGTATGTGGGTTGTGATCCAAATCCTGATGTCTTTGCTGTGTATCTAAATCAATGTGTTGCTTATGAACGATTGCTTGGTGTCGAACCTGTGATACACGAATCAGAAGATTACTTTGAATGTATTGGAAAAAAGACCGTGAAGATATGGCGAAAGCCGGCAGAAGATGTGGATTGGAGCGAATACAAAGATACTTTTGATTTTTACTTTACCTCTCCTCCTTATTTTGAAACAGAAAAATATGCATCTGATACAGAAAAAACTTGTGATCAATCTTGGAACAGATATTCCTCGTTTGATGCTTGGAAAAATGATTTCTTTTTTGCGGTTACAAAACAAGTATGGGATACTATTAAGCAAAAGGGATATATGATGATTAATATTATTGAACCACGATCACGACAAGGCACTCGTTTCAATCTTTGCGATGATATGGTAGAAGAATTTAAGCAATTAAAAGATTCTAATTATATTGGTAAAATTGGAATGAGAATGATGGCTCGTCCAAATACAACAGAATTAGAACAAATATTTATTGAACCTGTGTGGGTCTTTAGAAAAGGAACTACGGAATATAAAACTCTTGCTCCTTCTACTTTGGAATCTTTTTTTTGATGTTTGATGATCAGTTAAATGCTCCTCCGATTGTAGAGATGCACGAAGGAATATATGTTGTTCGTGATGATCTGCTAGAAGGAGGATCAAAGACTAGATTTATTCAATCTTTAGTTCGTGATTTTCCAGGAAACGAAATGGTATACGGATCTTCTCCTGCTACAGGATATGCACAAATTGCTTTGGCAAGAGTATGTTCTCATTTTAATAAAAAATGTACCTTGTTTATGGCAAAAAGAAAATTAGAAAATCTTCATCCGTATCAAATAAAGGCAAGGGCATTTGGAGCAGATATTCGAATGGTAGAAATGGGAATGTTATCTGTTACAGAAAAAAGAGCAAGAGATTATGTGGCAGAGAATTCAAAAGAAAGAAAATTATTTCCTATTGGATTTGGAACAGATGAAGTGCTTCATAATATTTGCGCTGTTGCTCAAGAGATGTGTATCACTCCAAATGAAGTGTGGACAGTTGGATCGAGCGGAACGTTGACTAGAGGACTTCAGATGGCTTGGCCGCAAGCAGAATTTCATTGTGTTTCTGTTGGACACGCTATGGGACTTAAACAATTAGGAAGAGCAAAATTATATAAATGCGAATTAGAGTTTAGTCGTCCTGTAAACGCAGAAGACGAACCTCCATTTCCTTCTGCTCCAACATATGATGCAAAGGCGTGGAAATTTATAAGAAAATATGCGTCGAAAAATTCAATGTTTTGGAATGTCGGAGCTTAAATAAGAAAGGAATATAATATGACAAGAGATGAATTATTAAAGTTTCACGGTACTCTTTGTGGAGAAGCAAAAGATTTAATGAGTCTAAAAAATAGAGACTATGCAGGAAGAGATGGCATTGAACCTTTTGCTAATTTTACAAGAGTAGAAGCAATGGGAATATGTAAAACAGAAGCAGGATTTATGGTAAGATTAACAGATAAAATGAGCAGATTATCTTCTTTTTTGCAAAGTGGCAAGATGAATGTAAAGGATGAGTCTTTTGCAGACACTTGTGTGGATGTTATAAATTATATGGTTTTGCTCGCCGCATATATTAAAGATAAAGAAGATCAAAATAAAATAATAGAATCTTCAAATATTAAAGAAAACAGTTGACATCCTGATAATTTGGTGTATACTATGCATATGAGCAATACTCCCTTTGGTTACTCTTATTATCTTGATATGTACAATTGTCGTGTCGGAGCAGCCGATGACTTGGAACTACATTACAGGTTTTTGGAACGAGTAGTAGACAAGATCGGCATGACTCGTATGTCACAACCCGTAGTAATGCATGGTCCAATTAAAAATGGATATGAAATGTATCCCGATAAAGCAGGAGTAAGTGGTTGGGTTCCTCTTATAGAAAGTGGCATTCAAATTCATTCTATGGAACCCAAACGATTTATTACTCTTGATGTTTATTCTTGTAATCGGTTTGATAAGACGATTATTCTTGATTATGCACGAGAGTGCTTTGGGTTTGACAAAGTAGAAGAACATTATTTTGTTCGTGGCACAGGATATGGCGATATTAGTGGATAAAATGATGAATTTGCAGAAATTCATTGCAAGAGAAGTTAAAGCAAACTCTATTTTTAGTATTAAACAAATAGATAAAAAAGTGGCATATGACTTTATCAGGCAACATCATTATTTGGGAGATGCAAGATTCTTCTCCAAATTTTCTTATGGTTTGTATTACACAGAAACAAATCAGTTGGTGGGTGTGGCAACTATGACGAATCCACAAGGTAATGTTGCTCTGAAAGGTTGGTTTGGATTAGAGAATTCCGATCAAACAGTAATGGAATTGAGTCGGTTGTGTGTGTTACCTGAACTTAATGGAACTAATGCAACTTCTTATCTTTTAGGAAACAGTATACGATTTTTGAAGCGACAAGGTGTAAAAGCACTTATAACTTTAGCAGACGACAGCAGACACGCAGGAAGCATATATCAAGTATGTAATTTCAAATATTATGGATTGACCGACAAGAAAAGTGATTTCTTTTATTGTGAAAGGAATGGCGAATGGAAAGTAAATCCTCGTGGCGCAACAAAAGATAAACAAGGCGTATGGATCAATAGAACTCAAAAGCACAGATACGCTTACATTATGGCGAAAGATTTGAAGTGCTTGTACGGCGAGCAAAGTTATCCGAAAAAAACTGATACCAAACAATACGATTGTTGCGGTGGAACTAAAACTGTTACAGACGCTAGATTCGGCAAGCAGTATCCTTGTCCAAAATGTATTGCGCCGGTGGTAAAAAACACACTAGAAGAAGCATTTGAATGAGTAATATTATTCCAATAGTTTCTTTTGGTTTGACAGGCGAACAATGCTCGAAACTCATAACACCTAACAATAAATTATATGTTGTTGGTTCGTCCAATGGTGACGATGTTCGTCCTGCAACAGTAGAAGATGTTCCGTATATTTTGGATTTAACTAAAAAAGAAGCGCACTCATTGGGATTCATTCCTAAACCTGCTTACACAGCAGCAATCACAGGAATAAAAACAGGTAAACGATGGTCGAATGTGTGCAATGATCGTATGTGGGTTTGCACAAACAACAGCGATCTTGTTGGATTTGTTCTTGCTTCTTTTGGAAATTTTAGAAGCAAAGATCGTAGAGGAAAAATAGCACAAATTTGTATTCAATCCGATGCTAGAAAATTTGAGAGAGGGCGAAATCTATTAGCAAATGTTGTTGCCTATGGTGCAAGCATTGGTTGCCATGACTTTGGTTGTGGTTGCGCTGAAGATTTGGAATCAAATATATTTTGGAATGCAATGAATTGGAATCATGTTGGTGATCGTTTGGGAATTTCTCACACCAACACATGGAAGCAGACAAGCAAACGCAAAATCAACTTGTATCAATACGACGATCCTACCATTATCAGAAAAACAACACTTGGAGAGTTTCTTATATGAACATCATCTTCAATGAAGATTGTCTGTTGACAATGAAGAGACCTGAAATGCAACAGCAAGTAGATGTCGTGCTGACATCTCCTCCATACAATATGACTCCTCGCAAAGGAGGATATGCAGACAAGTCTTTTCGGTATGATGGGTATGATGATTGGAAAACCCAAGACGAATATCTTGATTTCATCACCAATGTGTTTCAAGGATATGATGCAGTTCTTGTGGAGAATGGTTGTGTGTTATTCAACTTCTCATATTCAATTGAGAATCCTGCCTTGCCATATCATCTTGTCTCAACCATTTGCAACAATACTTCATTCACAATTGCGGATACTATTGTATGGAAGAAACCTACTGCTATTCCTCATCCTGCATCTCCCAATAGGTGTAGGAGAATTTGTGAGTTTGTTTATGTGTTCTGTAGAGAGAAGACATTAGACACTTTCACAACAAACAAATCGTTCAAGGTTGGAACAAACGGACAGAAGTATTTTGATTTGGTGGACAATTTCATTGAAGCAAAAAACAACGATGGTAGCAACGATCTGAATAAAGCGACTTTCTCTACAGAGTTCGCCGAAAAACTTTTAAGTATTTACGCTCAACCAACCGCTCTTGTATATGATAACTTTATTGGGATCGGTACAACTGCGAAGGCGTGTATCAACCGCAATCTTTCCTATGTTGGATCAGAGTTGTCAAGCAAACAGATTTTATTATTTGAAGAATGGAACGAAAAACGAAAGCAAACCAATGATCAACACGCATAAAATTATACTAGGAGATTGCATTGCAGGAATGAAGACAATGCCTGTGGGATGCGTTCAAACTTGTATTACGAGTCCTCCTTATTTCGGTCTTCGTGATTATCAAGGAGGAACAGAAGAAATAGGACAAGAACAAACACCCGAATCCTATATTCAAAAAATGGTAGAAGTGTTTCGTGAAGTTCGTCGTATTCTTCGTGATGATGGCACGGTGTGGTTGAATTTGGGGGATAGTTATGCACACAGTGTTAAAGAACATAACACAAAAAGCGACAAGCAATCATCAAATCGTGGGACAAAAGAATTTTTGACTCCGCATCGCAATTTTGAAGGTGTAGGAATAAAAACAAAAGATCTTATAGGCATTCCGTGGCGTGTTGCATTTGCACTTCAAGCAGACGGATGGTATCTTCGTCAGGATATTATTTGGCACAAACCAAATCCGATGCCTGAGAGTGTGACAGACCGATGCACGAAGGCACACGAATATATTTTCCTATTGAGCAAGAAGTCTCACTATTACTTTGACCACGAAGCAATACGAGAACCCGCAGCAGAAAGTTCTGCTGCTAGAATGTTGCGAGGAGTTTCGGATACGCATAAAAATGTTAATGGTGCGCCAGGACAAACTGCACATAGTATGAACAAACCAAGACCCCGACAGTTTGGTGCAACAGTTCAAGAAGGAACTAAACGAGGAGATGTGGGAAACACTTTTGTTGACACAGGCAAGCGCAACAAGCGATCTGTATGGACTGTGACAACTAAACCGTTTCGTGGTGCACACTTCGCTACATTTCCCAAAGACCTCATTGAACCTTGTGTGTTGGCAGGATGTCCTATTGGAGGAACTGTGTTTGATCCCTTTACAGGAAGCGGTACAACTGCTATAGTATCACTTAACCATAATAGAAATTTTATTGGCACAGAATTGAATCCTGAATATATTAAGATAGCAGAGGATCGTATTAGAACGGAAATACCACAAACATTAGAAGGAGTATTTGAAAATGAGTAAGTTTAAACCACTTGGAAAATGGGTATGTGTAAAATCGCATCTCGGAGGTTCTGTTAAAACAGAATCGGGTATTATATACAATGAAATAATCAAAAGTAAGTATATTTGGGGGACAGTTGTCTCGATTGGTGGTATACTTACTGAAGATATCTGTGTTGGAGATCGTGTTTTGTGGGACAGAACACAAAACAAAGGACAAGGATACGATGGTAATGATATGGTGCATCAAGATTGGATTGCATTGGTAGAACGATAAAAGGAGACTCTGTGGATTTTTATACTAATGTTTCTGTTCGTGGAAACAATATTCTCTATCGAGGACATAGCAACGGCAGACGGATTCAACAAAAGATTCCGTTCTGTCCTACTCTCTATGTAAAATCAAACAAAGAAAAAAGTGAATTCACCACTATTCACGGCAATCCTGTAGAACCAATTGCGTTCGAAAATGTATACGAGGCTCGTCAGTTCATCGATAAGTACAAAGATGTGCAGGGATATGAAGTTTATGGCAATACTAGTTTTATATATCAATACTTATATAATGAGTTTCCAAACGATGTTGAGTATGATTTTTCTAAACTTCGTATTGCAAACTTGGATATTGAAACTTCTTGCGAGAGTGGATTCCCTTCTATAGACAATCCCATTGAGAAGGTTATTGCCATCACCATTACGATGGGAGACAAAACTCATGTCTATGGACTCGGTAAATTTCATGTAGAGAATGCAGAGTATTTTGAATTCGATGATGAGCGAGATTTGCTAATGGCATTTGCCAGTTTGTGGAAGACACTTGATCCCGATATTGTTACAGGATGGAATGTTCGATTCTTCGATATTCCATACCTTGTTGCTCGTATGAATCATCTTGAAGAAGGATCACAGAATGCTCTGTCTCCGTGGGGCAGACTTCGTGAGACTATTGTGAATCGTATGGGCAGAGATCAGAAGGCCTATACGATTGATGGCATTGCTACATTGGATTACTTGGAACTCTATCAAAAGTTCACATATACAAATCAAGAATCATATGCTCTCAATCATATTTCGCTGGTTGAATTAGGCGAAGAGAAGATGTCTTACGCAGAATATGAAACTATTCAAGAGTTCTATACCAAGAACTTTCAGAAATTCATTGAATATAATATGAAAGATGTTGCTCTTGTTGGTCGATTGGAAGACAAACTAAAGTTGCTTGAACTTGCCGTAACAATGGCATATTCTGCTCATGTAAATCTTGAAGATGTTTTCTCGCAAGTCAAGACTTGGGATGCCATCATTCACCATCATCTTATGGCAAAAGGAATAGTAGTGCCACAAAAGAAGCACATAGTAAAGGACGATCAATACGCAGGAGCATATGTCAAAGATCCATTGATAGGAATGCACGATTGGGTTGTAAGTTACGATCTTGCGAGTCTGTATCCAATGTTGATCTGTCAATATAATCTGTCTCCTGAAACGAAATCGCAAATGAAATCCTATAAACGAGGAGATATTTCTGCGGAGTCTATCTTGAGTCACAATAGAGGAGAGATTACAAAGACTCGCAGTAATCCTATGGAATATCTGAATAACGGAAAGAAAGATACGCTTTCAATCGCCGCTAATGGTGTGGCATATACCAAAACCAAACAAGGATTCTTGCCTGAACTCATGGAAAAGATGTACGAGGAACGCAAGCAGTTCAAGAAGAAAATGATCGACGCACAACAACGACTCGAAGCATTGCCTCCCAATACGGCAGGAAATGTAAAGTTGTCTATTGAATATGAGATTTCAAAGTATAAGAACTTTCAACTATGCAGGAAGATTCAGTTAAATAGTTGTTACGGCGCACTTGGAAACGAGTATAGCCGATGGTATGATTTGGAACTTGCAGAGTCTATTACTCTATCGGGACAACTTCATATTCAATGGATTGCAGATGGCATCAACAAACTTCTCAATCGTATCTTAAAGACCGAAGGCGAAGACTATGTAATTGCTTCCGACACAGACTCTGTATATTTAAGACTCGGTAAAGTGGTCGAGCAGTCTTTCAAGGGCGAACGAGATTCAAACAAAATCGTAGACTTTCTCAACAAATTTTGTGATCGAGTCATTCAGACACACATCGAGAAAGAGTTCGACATCCTCTATAAATTAATGAATGCTTACAAGAACGCAATGATGATGGGTCGGGAAGTTATTGCAGAGAAGGGTGTATGGACTGCTAAGAAACGCTATATGCTTTCTGTGTGGGATTCTGAAGGTGTCAGATACAAAGAACCCAAGATTAAGATAATGGGAATTGAAACTGCTAGATCTTCTACTCCTGCTTTTGTGAGAAAAGAATTAAAGAAAGCAGTTAATATGATTTTGTGTTCCAACGAAGAAACTCTTCAGAAATTTGTAAAAGAAACGCAGGAAAAATTTAATACATTGCCACCCGAAGAAATTGCTTTTCCTCGTTCTGTTTCGCAATTAAAAAAATATCAAGATAATTCTTTAAGATATAAAAAAGGAACACCAATTGCAGTTAAGGCGGCACTCATTCATAATGAGATGATTCATTCAATGAAATTAAAAAAGAAATATAGGATTATCGGAGAGGGCGAAAAGATGAAATTCGTGCATCTGAAAATTCCTAATCCTGCGGGAGATGCTGTTGTTGGATTTATAAGCACACTTCCAAAGGAATTTGGTGTTCATAAATACATTGATTATGCTCATCAATTCGAAAAATCTTTTATGCAACCTCTAGCGACTATTACAAATGCTATTGGTTGGAGTCCACAAAAAATATCTAGTTTAGATTCGTTATTTGTTTAGTGATTTTTATTTTTTATTTCCCCAAACTCACCTATCTATAGGTGACCATACAGAAAGCGTAATATGCCTATTAAGATTTTAAAAATGCGTACAGGTGAAGAAATTATTGCATCGATTACCGAGAAATTTACAGGAGAAACCGTAACAGGATATAGGATTAAAAATCCTTGCTCTATCGTTCCTGTTCCTGGAAAAGATGGAAGATATGCAGGAAATATGGCAATGATTCCGTGGATGGCTACAGCAAAGCAAGATTCAGGATTAGATATTCCTGCTGACTCTATTTTGTTTCTTGCAGATCCCATCACAACTCTTTCTAATGAATATAATGAAGCATTTCGTGGACTTGTTGTTCCTGAATTGAAACTGTCTACTTGACTTTTTCCAATTTTCGTATATGATATGATTTAACCAAAGGAGATTTATGAAATTAAGTGATATTCTAAAAGCATCAGGCAATAAGTACGCAAGTTTAGCATCAGATGGTCTTGAAGGAAGTGATACAGATACCTATATTCAAACAGGATCATTTGCATTCAATGCTTTATTGAGTGGATCTTTGTATGGAGGAATTCCTGATAATAAGATTATCGCACTTGCAGGAGAGCAAGCAACAGGAAAAACATACTTTGCAATGAATATTGTAAGAGAATTTCTTGCAAGTAATTCTAAAGCAATGGTGTTGTATTTTGATTCCGAGCAAGCAGTTACAAAAGATTTACTTACTAGTCGTGGTATAGATTGCGAACGAGTTGCAGTTTTTCCAGTAGCAACGGTAGAAGACTTTCGGGGACAATGTATTTCTGTCGTAGACAAATACCTTGAAACCAACAAGGAAGATCGGCCACCAATGCTTGTGGTATTAGATTCTTTAGGAATGTTGAGTACAACAAAAGAAATGACTGATACTGCGGCGGGAAAAGATACAAGAGATATGACAAGAGCGCAGGCAGTCAAGGCAACCTTTCGTGTACTCACAATTAAATTAGGTCACGCACATATTCCATTGGTTATGACGAATCACACTTACGATGTTGTGGGTTCATATTTTCCAACAAAGGAAATGGGTGGAGGTGGAGGATTAAAATATGCCGCAAGTACAATTATTTACTTGAGCAAGAAGAAGGACAAGGTAGACAATGAAGTTGTGGGAAGCATTATTCATTGCAAGACCTATAAGAGCAGAAAAACTAAACAAGATAAGATGGTCGATGTTCAGTTAAACTATGACACAGGATTAAACAAATATTATGGACTTTTAGATATCGCCATTAAGTATGGGATATGGACAAAGATTAGCACAAAGATTGATGTTGGAAACGGCAAACCTGTTTTTGAAAATCAAATCTTAAAGAATCCTGAAAAGTTCTTTACAGAAGATGTTATGGCGAAACTTGAAGTTGCAGTTAAGAAAGAATTTTGTTATGGTAGTAATGATGTAGTTCCTGTAGAAGAATCGGAGTAATATGAGTCAAACAGAAAGAACTATTCTTTCAGGACTTCTTCTTAATTCGGAATACTCTAAAAAAGTTATTCCATTTGTTGCAGAAGAATATTTTCACGATAAAATCGAGAGTGCTATCTTTCGATGTATAAAATCTTTTATGGATGAGTATCACGGTCTTCCATCAAAAGAAGCTCTATTGATTTCTTTAGAAACAGATAAGACATTTTCTGAAGATGAATATTCTCGTTGTAAAGATACTGTAGTAGAAATATATCGTTGTCCAAAGCAAGACACACAATGGCTTGTTGATTTAACAGAAAAGTTTTGTAAAGATAAAGCAGTATATAATGCAATATTAGAATCTATAAAGATCATTGACGGCAAGGACAAAAATAGAAGTCCTACAGCATTACCAGAGATTCTTTCAAAGGCACTTGCTGTTTCTTTTGATACTGATGTTGGTCACGATTATTTGGAAGATTATGAGAAACGATTTGACTTCTATCATCGTGTAGAAAAACGCATTCCATTTGATTTGGAAATGTTCAATACCATAACAAATGGCGGAATCTGTTCAAAGACTCTCAATATTTTTATGGCGGGAACTGGAGTTGGAAAAAGTGCGTTTATGTGTCATCACGCAGCGTCTTGTCTTTTGCAAAACAAAAATGTTCTATACATTACTCTTGAAATGGCAGAAGAAAGAATAGCAGAACGAATTGATGCAAATATTATGGATATCACAATGAGTGATCTCGCTAATCTTTCTCGTGAAATGTATGAGAAAAGATTACAAGCACACACAAGAGGAATTAGTGGTAAACTTATTGTTAAAGAATATCCAACTTCTTCGGCAAATACAAATCACTTCAGGGTTTTGTTGGACGAATTGTGGTCTAAAAAGGAATTTAAACCTGATATCCTATTCGTAGATTATATTAATATATGTTCTTCTTCTCGATACAAGATGGGAAATTCTACAGTTAATTCGTATTCGTATATTAAAGCAATTGCAGAAGAATTGCGAGGTCTAGCAATGGAACGAGATATTCCTATCATTAGTGCCACACAAACGAATCGTGGAGGATTTTCTTCTACAGATGTGGACTTGACAGATACAGCAGAATCATTCGGACTTCCTGCAACTGCTGATCTTATGATTGCACTCATTACAACGGAAGAGTTAGAACGATCAGGACACATTCTTGTAAAGCAATTAAAGAACAGATACAATACAAAGACAACTAATAAGAAATTTATTGTGGGTCTTAATTATTCTAAAATGAAATTCTTTGATGTAGAGCATTCGGAATTTGAACCACTTATTAATGCAAATATTAAAAGTGATGAAACAGAAGGATTCGGATCAGGATATGGAAAACAAGACTTTGCACAGAAGTTTGCAAAATCAAATACTAAAGATTGGGATATATGAGTTCCTTTATAGATAAAAAATATATTAATTTGCTTTCTCCACAACTAGAAAGATTTAAGTGGAAAAAAATGGATGTTGCGAATTGTCGTTGTCCTCTTTGCGGAGACTCACAGAAAAACAAATCTAAAGCAAGAGGATTCTTTTTCAAAAAGAAAAATGATTTCTTTTTTAAATGCCATAATTGTGGAGTAGGACATTCTATGTCTCGTTTTTTAGAAGCAATAGCACCTGTTCTTGCAACAGAGTATTCTTTAGAGAGATGGCGAAACGGAGAGAATGGACAATCGAATTATATAAAACCGAGTCCTGTTCAGGAAATGATAAAAGGACACGATATACGACTACCGTCCATCTTTACTCTACCAACAGATCATGTTGCTAGAAAATATTTAGAACATAGACAAATAAGTTGCTTGGATATTTTTTATTATACGAAAAATTTTGGAGATTGGGTAAGATCCATTGATTCAGATTACACATCCGTTTCTAATGACGAGCGCATCGTCATTCCATTTTTTGACAAGA